ACTTTAACGAACTTAGGAGCATCAATTGCAATTACAGTTGTAGGATCCTGGCCAGTGGTGGTTTCACCAGTTGCAACTGCAGCAGTCACCTGAGACTCGGTTAGTAGATTTATTGGACGAAGCTCTACAGATTTGACTCTCTGGTCGAGCCTGCTCATTAGAGTCGTTAATTTTTTACGACGTCTACGAATACCCATTAGATGGTCACCTTTCCATCAATAATTGTAATTCCAGAGATAGGGATTGACGGCTCTGTGATTAGCTCTACAGATACCTCTTCCGGATACCCCGGGCTATCTGGAACAGATACATCGTAAGATACAATCTTTCTAACCAAAACGCCGTTGTCCGAACCGTAGTCCTGCTCCAAATAGCTGTCTGCTCTCAAGGATACAAAATCATCGTTAAGCTTTACAGAACACCAGTCGCCAGGGCTGTACGTTCCTAGCTTAGGGTGAGCAGAGCCATTGACAGCTATCGTGAATGTACTAATTGGCGGCACAGACTCTTCGAGCAATCTAGAGGCCTGCTTCCAGAGAACAGTTTCGTCTGGCGAATCCAGAGTCTCTACAGCATCCAGGATTGGCCACCCCTGTCTCAGCAGCTTGTGGTTGGACGCACCCGAATACGGCTGGCTTGCATCAGATGAGAGTCTCTCGTCCTTGCCTTGGACAAAGAATCTAGTTGCAGCATCTTCTGCATTTTCCTCAAAATCAGCCTGTAAGACGTTTCCAGGATATTCGAAAATTAGAGTAGTAGCACCATAAGCACTAGCCGGGATAGATCCGGAGAATCCTGTCTCTTGTTCCTCTAGCCAGGCAGTCAAGCTGGCTGGGACTAGTGGTAGGAACTTGAAGTATTTCTTGAAGGAGTTAGTGGCTTGATCGTAAGCGCAGTCGACTCGATACTCGAAACCGTTAGGCTTAGTCGCGTAATCCTCGAAAATCTCAGCGACCGTCTTTAGCTCGAACCCTCTAATTAGCGGATTAGCCTCTCGCTTAGAGCTGAACTCATCGTTATAGCTTAAATCTAGGCCTATGTCGCCTAGGGTAGAGAACTCACCGAAGGTTCCGTATGTAGCAGAGGCCCTGCGAGTTGCCGTAGGAGGGAATGACGTTGATCCGCTATCTGTATAGCTTTTAGCTATGTTAGCTCCGGCCATAACGACCTGGAATTGGGTAGCAGACTGCTGAACATCTGGATCCACGTAGATTGTGTGGTATCCGTCAAAGCTCTCACTTACATTTTCAATGTAAATAATGTCGCCTTCAGTGAAAGTATGACTATTAGATGTCTCGAAAGTTGCAATATTGCCATAACGCTTATAGCTAGTTATGGTTTCAGGGAAATCCACTTCTGATACTTCGGTAACATTGTTGCCCGAGTTAGCATAGGTAAAAGATTTGTCAGTCAAAATAGATAAAACAATTGCCTCTTTGTCATTAAAAGAGGCATCAGCCTGTACGTCAGCGATCGAGACCTTTTGCCCTGGGACTAACTCTTGCTTCTTGAGCGTAGTCACGGTGGCTATGTTGTTTGACCTACTAATCTTGCTTATCTCATTAAATAGATCTATGCCTGGGCGGATTGCATCGTTTGCAAAATCAAAATCAAATAGATCGGTGTTTAGCTCTCGCAACAAGTCCTGAGCAAATTGATAAGTGTCTTGTCGAGTTTCTACGGTGATCGGGTTGTCTGCGCCAATGGCGATCTCCGGTATAGTCTTTTCGTTGCCCTGATCGTCTACATAAGTAGCTGGCACTGTAATTACTGATCTATCGTCATCAGTCAGCCCTGCAGTCAGCACTTCGAAATAGCCATTGTACTTAGTGTAGTCTTTAATCCAGTAAAGATAGACCGCTTCACCAACGGAGAAGTTATATTGTCCACCGCTTAGAGTGACGGTAAGCGTATCTTCAACTACCTCAGCTGTAGCCTCGTAGGAGCTATTCCAAGTCTTCCAGACAACTCGGTGAGATAGGTAGCTGGTGAACTCGGCTGCCGTGACCGACAAAACTTTATCAACTAGGCTGTAAGTTCTTCCCCAGATTATCCCACCCCAGACGCATACGCCATTTCTAACTGCATAAAGTACAGTTTTACCTGGCAGAGTGTTTTCATAGAGGCTAAGGTTGTAAGTATCTTCGGTGATAGCTATGTCACCAGTAAATCGACCAGCTTCAGTTAGAGATCTAGAGTAAGAGACGCCCTTAAATGGGACTTCAGCTAGCAGCTCGTTAGTCATTAAATCGCAAACAAAGTAGCGGTAATCCACTGACTGATTGTCTGGCGAGGTTGATACTGGCATCTTATGTCCTTGATTGTCTTTCTAGTAGTTTAGCAGCTATCCGATCCAGCCAGATCTCCAAAGAATTTGACAGCTGTAGCTGCTGCTAACTAAGTTGTTGTCAGTTTCATACTTAATGACGTTAACGCCAGGCTCTAGGTACATCCAATCCACCAAAACAGAGGCCTTACTTCTGGCGTTCACGACAATATCTTCACCGCCAGATACAGGGGTCACCTTAATTACTTCTCGGTTGTATGTGTCGAGTTCCAAGACATCCGAAGAAGACACTGTTGAAATGAGATTAATAGATTCTGCAGTTGTGTCATTTATAATTGACCAGTAGTTCGAGTCAGAAGCATTGACGCCACCAGTTAGTGCAAAGACTACAGGAACAGGTACGTTTCCAGTATTCTCGACTGAAACCTGAGACCCAACTGTCACCGTTGCAGACCTATAACCATCAGGATTACCGTCTACGTACTCGTACTTGATCGGGTCGACTGCCTTAAGCCCGATAGAGAAGTCATGTCTGCCACGCGCATTTACGCTAGTTATCTGAGGAGCACCGCTTAGGCGTACGTAAGAGGCTTTACCGTTATTGCTAGTGCCATTTTCATAAACTACTAGCCAGCCACCAGTCTTGACTAGATTTGCAGCTTGGATTAGTGCATTTCGAGCAGCGGCAACATCAGCCGGCTTCTGAGGCAAGAACGATCCATTGATTGTGATAATTCTATTGGCCCAGCGTCCCTTAGCGTCGTACGAACCATCGCCCCAGCCGCGAGGTAGGTCTGGCAGTTCAGGCTCCGGTAGGGTCCACCAACCTTCAATCTCCGAGATAACCCAGACGACGCCGTTATCGTCTATTTTATTGAAAACAAGATCGTTTAGAACTATGTCTTCGTTTAGCTTTAGACCAGAGATGTACGGAGTCGGTAGGGCCGTTAAGGCAGTATTTACAAGTTTATTTTCTTCAGCTTGTGCTACTGGATCAGCACTGTAGTCGTAGTATGCCGCCATTAGATAGTTCCTTTACGCATCTCAAAAGCAAGCTGACGTGAGACAGCAGTTGCAAGTTCTTTTTCGTCCATACCAGGTGCTGGATTAACAACGATGCTGATACCCTGACCGCCGCCCATCTGGGAGATAAGAGCCTTATCTCTGTCTGAAAGTCCGTTAGAGTCTAGTGGTTCGATTCGTTCTGGTCTGCCGGCTTCCGCAACAGTTACTAGTGTTCCGCCTCTAGACGGGTAGACGGTTCCACCTAATGCAAGTTTAGGAGTTCCATTGGCCTTCGTTTGAGTGCCACCCTTATTGATGCCTAGCTTCTTGTCAGCATTGGCCATTGCATCTTTGACCCAGCTGACCTTTTCTAATCTAATCAGCTTAGCTCCCGCTAGGTCGATACCCAATAGATCCTTAATTGCCTTACCTATAGGAGTATTTCCAATTGTGCGAATAAGGTTTTCGATACCGCCAACTACCCAGTTAAATAGGTCCACGAACACATTGGTGATGATTTCTGCAATTCCCACGAAGATAAGAACAACAGAAGTCATAATCTTACCTAGACCCTTAGGGAAGTCAGTAAATAGTAGAACTATACCTTCGACAAGTCCTTTAATGATAGCCATAATAGGGGAGACTACCGTGTTGATTACGCTCACGATAAATGTGAACGCGTTAACAAACTGCTCTACTATGTATCCAGCAATCGGAACAAAGAATTCAAGTAAGAACTTGATCACAGGATCTAGAGCGGTCATAATTCCGCCGAGACCATCGCCACCGAACAGAGTGTCGAATAGGATACCTATTTGGGCAAAGAACTCGCCGAAAGCCTCACCGACGTTAGCCATAACGTTGTCGACCATGGTTCTAAAGTCTTCAAATTTGTTGTAGAACTCGACGATCTTGGTAATAATGAAAATTATGATTCCAACAATGCCGGCACCTTTTAGCGTTTTTGCTAGATTTCCAAAAATACCGCCACCAGCTTTTTCACCAAACAGCTTAGCAAAAGGGCCAATTATGGTATTTAGCGTTGAAGACGCAAAAGCTAAGTAGCCGATAAAGATCTTAAAACCAAAAAGAACCGCGCTCACGGCTACACCTATAGCAGACAAGATACCGACTATCGGAGCAATCTTTGCCATGAACTCTTGCGTACCCGGTAGCTCCAAGAAGTCTGCTAGTTTGTCAGCAGCGAAACTAAGCGTATCAAAAAAGCCTTTTAGCTGATCAGAGTCAGTCAGTGATGACAGAATTCGCGTAACGTTGACGACTAGTTCAGCAAAAGACGGACCAGCATCAATAAACGCATCCAACATCTTCCCAATGTATGGAGCACCCTCGGCTAGTTTGTCAAAGGTAGCGGCAATGTTAGGATTGTCAGCGACACCAAGCACCTGCTTAACTAGCGCACCTATAGATGAAAGCACTGATCTTGCATTGACCATTGCGTCTTTAAAGAATTTCTTGCCAGCGTCTGGATCCTCGGAGAACATGTTCTTGAAGCCTTCAGATGCCTCTTTGAACCAGTCGAGCATATACTCCCCTGCGCTGCCAGGGCCAGTAGTTAGCTTAATTAAGTTGCCGAAGCCGCCGAAGACGTTCTTAATGATCTCAAACCACTTGCCGGCCTCGGTGCCGGCATCGGTGAAGAACTTCTCCAAGTCCATCTTTTTCATGCTGTCAGACCAGTCGCCAGTTAGCTCGACCAAGCCGGTAAGAATGTCATTTACAAGGGGACCAGTGGCATCTAGGATTTGAACAAATATGTCTACAACGTTTTGGAGCAAGTCACCGAATAGCTGGATATTGCTACGCCCGCCTGCCTCAAACGGTTCAGTCATTTCAGCCAGAACTCTATCTACTCCGCTGAAGTCAATGTTTGAGAATACCTGATCTATTGCCTGGCCAACTTGACCCGCGATCTGGGGAAGGCGCTGATCTAGGATAGGCAGCAGTTTAGTCTCGAAGACATTCACAGAGTTGTATAGAGGATTTAGGAATGCCTCGGACATCTTAAGCTTAATTGCATCAAGCTTAGGGGTCAGCTTTATTAATCTCTGTGCGAATTCCTTTTGCGCTTTGTTCAATCCGTCAAAAGGATCTGAACCGCTGCTTTTATCTTTCTGCGCTTCTTTAAACGCACTGTAGCCGTCCTTAACTACTTCGTTAAGGTCTTGGGTCTTATCCTTGGCTCGCCTAAAAGCTAGATCTGCCTTTTTATACTCTAACTCTGCTTCTCTTCTGGCGGCCGAGTTGGGTGGTAAGTCCGCAGTCCTTCTGAGGTTCTCAAAAGCTTTCTCTAGATTAAGAGCAGCCTCTTCTTCGCCATATGCGGCAGCCTCAGCATCAAAGAGCAGCTGTTGCCACTCTTCTCTAATCTGCTTGAGTGATTTAGTGTATCCAGCATTTTGTTTGGTGCTCTTTTTAACAGCATCAAAGATTCCACCGAATGCCGTCTTAGCAACCATCATACCGACACGAAGCGTGACGAATGCACCGGCCAGACCAGCTACCGCAGGAGCAGCAGCTAACAACGAGCCAATCAATGGACCAATAGACACGACCACCGAGGAGATTGCTCCGACAATCGAACCTAGAGCACCCTGAAGAACGTAGCCCGACCTCATGAGGCTCTGGAAGCTTTGTCTTGCCGATTCTGCCTCTGGCACTAGGCTATTGAGGCCGTCAGCTAGTTGACCAAATGTGGTCTTTGCTTGGCTTCTATTGAAGCCATCAGCAAAGCCATCACCGATCTTTCTACCTGCACCGATAGAGATGCTCTTAGAGATATTGCTTAAAGTTCCCTTTAGCTCTTTCTCAAAGTTGTTAGTTATTGCCCTAACAACTATCTCTGCATGTCCAATTACAGCCATACGTTATCCAATCGGTGCGTCTAATACAGCGCCAAACGGGTTAGCAGCATTTGCATCAAACTGGGTAGGTGGAATATACGGTTTAACTTCATCCGGGTCACTGTAAGTATCGTCGGTTGAAGACTTGCCGTTCTTGGACTTTATGCCGTACCTGTAGTTAATTCCATATAGGTTTCCATAGAGCGCAGAGCGCACAGAGCTCACCGCTTCAGCTTCTTCAGCAGATGAATACCTTGAATCCTCTTCGAAGAAGTAATGCACGACGTCTAGCATGTCCCGCAACTCCATGTCTGCCAACCTTAGGCCTAAAGTTAGCGCTTTTCCATTTACATATGGCCAGAGATCAACGGCCCATTCGATTAGACCTCTGGCTGCTGATTTGGGCGGTCTGCGTACTGCTCGACAAGCCACCCAGTAATCTCTCCCAGGGTTTCAGTTGTAACTACGCGCTCTTTGTCAACCAATAGAGCGTCAAATCTGACCAAGCTCTCTGCTACAAGTACAGTAGAGAAAAAGTCAGTAATAATTTCAGCCTGCTCGACAGGGTCTGATGAGCCAGACTTTGCTACCATGTCCAACATAACCTTGCCAGGCATAACTGGAACGCAAATAAAATCTTCATCGAATAGCTTGAACGAAATTGGTTCTGCATTCTCGATAATTGGAGATCCGAAGTCTCTAAACTTTGTCATGTGAGTCTTTCCTATTTCTATCATTTGGATGCCAATATGTATCGGCACTTATTAATTTTACCGTAAAGCTAGCTACCTGAGTGAGCGCTTTTGCGATCCAACCACTGTTCTCATAGGGGTGGTTAGATACTTATTGGCTCTGGTGCCAGGGTGCCTGACAATCTGGGTGTGGATGACCCTAGAGCCCTTCCTAAAGACCAAGTTTCCACCAGGCTTATTAGGGGTAATAATGTGGGGCTTCGTGCCTTGGTGGTGCATTAGCGCATAGTGCGTGTATGCGCCTATTTTGACTCCAGGACCCATGGTGTTAGCTGGCATGTGCTGAAACCTAATGCTACGCATCAGCGCTCCGGTCTTCTTACCGACCTGAAGTTTAGCTAGCTGAGTAATCCTGTTAGCCGTTTTATGTAGATGTCTGCCAACCAATCCAAAGTTGTGGTTTAGCTCAAAATTAAGGATTGGCTTATATACGACTAGCTTGCCAAAAGTCATATTGACTTGAATATTTTTTGGTCTTAAGTTCAAGCCTTTACGGTTGAAATCTTTGGCAGCACTCTTATATATTTTACTAGCGCCAGTAACCCACGGGCTGTCTGGGATTAGCCCATATGCTGGCATTATGGAACCGCCATCGTGATGACCATGTCAGTGGTCTGGAATCCGCCTTCAGGGGCGCTGACTTCTAGGGTAGCAATTACGCCTACACCATAACCGGTCTCATCCCACTGGTCTAGTTGGTTGATGCACTCCATCAGAACCCAAGCATCGATTGCCATGACTTCGGATGCAGCTTCAATCTTTTCTGGAGCTGGAGGTCGACCGTTTTGACTGACAATAGGAGTTGCTCTAGCGATCGATACTGTAAGTGTGGCACTCCTAGGAACGTGGCAACGTTGCGGTTCGCCTACCTGCGCACCTGGAGGACCTAGATATAGCTGCTGAAAGAAGACAACTAACTGCTCGCAGTCAACCGCTGGAGTTGCCATAGCCCAGTAACGGCGGGCAGGCAACTCAACGTTGTATGACTGAAAAACAGCTTGTACCCTCTCCAGTACGCCCTGCATCATGTCTCTGAGGTTTACCGCATCCTCGGAGACTCCAGTTAGGTCTAATTCTTGGCTAGGCATGATTATTACTCCTCTACAGAGGTCTCTTCTGCCTTAATCTCTACTACTTCTTCAACTACTACTGGCTCTACTACCACTGGCTCTACCTTAGGTGCAGGCGCAGCAACACGAGGAGCAGGAGTAGCCTTCTTTACCTTAGGCTTCTCAGCACCCAGCATGTCCTGGGCACGGAAGTTAGTCTGAATAGACATATTTTCTTCTCTTTCTTAGTACATCTTGATCTGGAGGTTTCCAGAAGCAAGTTCGACCAGGCTCTCTACGCCATCTTCGGTTTGAGAAGCGTAAAGTGTCCAGGTTCCTGGGTCCACCATTCCTAGCGCTGATTTTGCTTTAGCGTAAGAGATAGTGAAATCTAGTTTTTCATCCTCGTAATCGAGAACAACAGACGAAGACTCTAGAGTGGCTGATGAAGACTCTCCATAGTTTCTTAAAATGACTTTAGGTGACCAGTCACTATTCTGCGGGAAGAAGTTACTCAGATCGGTACCGCTGCCAGTTGAAGTCCAGCTTATCGATCCGTCAATAGCGGATAGTGATAGGTCAAAGTCGTCATCTAGGGTTAGTCTCAGTGGCTTAGGTACGTATTTACGTGCACGAGGAGTATCAACCGAGAACACCTTTGACTTACGACGAGCGTTGTCTGGGTTTACCACCTTTAGGAACAAGTCGATCTCGTAAAGGCCGGTACGAAGCTCCTCGATGAACTCCTGGTTATCTAAAATGGTGTAGGAAACACCCTGGCGCGATACAGAGGTCACACGCTGAGGAAGCTCGCACATCTCATCGCCCGCCCAAAGTCGGGCAAACTCGATTGCTAGCTTACGGGCTGCCATCTTTCCCGCAGTCGGAACCGGGATACCGTAAGCATAAGTAATTTCAACGTTGCAAGGAGTCCAAGGGGTTCCAGCCTTGATGTGGATAGTTGAGTGGTCCACTAGGTAATAGCTGCTAGGGTCTAGTATTTCTCCATTTTTGTTGCGCATGGAGATAATTTTTGTTACTGGTCGTCCTCGGAGTCTGATTCGAGCGTCGGGAGATAGCCCGTCAGCAACCAACTCAGAGTATTCGTCGTAGTCTCCAGACGGAATATTGTATACGTCACCGCCAAAAAGTACAGGACTATTGGTACGATCAGAAGGGCCCATTCGATTATTCCGAAGGGTGCATGTGTAGCGCTCGGTGACAATGGTTTCTCCAGTGTATTTACGGCCTGACATAGCCCAGAGTAGGTTCGATGCCACCTGAGCCGCTTCTAGAGTGAACTCGGTGTATGCATAGTCTCCCATTTCTTCAGGGAGAATCCATAAGTTGCTTGTCATGTAAGTACCTCTTTATAAGTTTAACGGGTGGTAGCCTAAGCTAATTGCTCAAGCCACCACCCGTTACTTTCTAGTGATTAGCTAGGGTTTTCGTTCGATGCAATGATGTTATCGATAACGTTGTCAGCGTTGTAGCCAAGGCTTCCAGGAACGTTGTAGGTACCTCCGCCAGCGCCCAGAGTGGTTACTGGGGTGTAGGCAGGAGCTTCTGGGTTCTTAGAGTTGGTTACAATCACCTTAGCTGCACGAGCAGCAGAGTTAGGGCTCTGAGCTGTAGCAATGTCAGCAACAATAGCGCTGTTGACGAAGTTTACAGTGTTACCAGTTGCGCCTGACACTACCTGGTCGCCGTTTAGGGCTGCAGATACGTTAGATACGGTAATCACGTCGCCAGCAACTAGACCAGGAGCTGCACTGAAGACCAGGCTACCCTGGGTGCCAGATGCGGTTGCGTAGTAGCTGTTTAGAGTGATTGCGCTTGGGTCAGAAACAGTTGAAGATGTGAATACAACTGGGCCAGAACCATCAGTCCAAGTGTAGAATCCGTTTAGACCGGTTGGAGCCCAGTCGGTACGTGCGTAAGCGTATGGACGCTCTGCAGCAACTGGGA